AATACGGAATGTAAGCAGGGGTAAAAGGGTTCATTACCAAACGTAATACTTGACCATTACAGATCCAAACATTAACACTTAGTTGTTCTGCATCCTTAAGCTCTCTAGGAATATCAATATCCTGTTCCTCTAGGATATCTGTATCCACAAAACCCCAGAACTCAAGAACCTCAAAACGTTCTGACTTAGATTCATTTGCATCGTCTTCCATAGCCTGTTCCCACCACTCTTTTGTGTAGGACTCTCCAAGTTTTAATGCATTGTCTAAGGCATTCTTACGGAAGTATGGACGGTTCTTAAGTGCTCGTAGTTGGGACCGTGACATCTTATGACGCTCTACAACATACTCAGCCTCTTCCATTGTCGCTGCATCTGGATCAGGATAAAAGTTCCAGATAGACACACTTGTAGTTTGCGGAATAGTTTTAAAGGTGGGAGAGTAATTACCCTCTTCATCCCAGTTTGCATACTCTTTGTCTACAGCAAACGGACCTTTCATAATACCAGTACCAAACAAAGCTGATTCAAAAGCTGCTGCTCGTAGGTGTTTCTTTGCGTGAGACTCTTCTAATTGATCATGGATTTTCTTTTCCATTTTCTTAGCTGCAACTTCTGCAGGAAAGAACTGAGGAGAAGTAGGAGTCTTAGCAGATCCAGATTCTACCTTGTCTATTACAGGCTGAAGATCTTTTTGCATTCCTGCTAGACGTTCTTGAAAGTCTGGATAAGTTTCTCCAGGAAGTAGATCAGGTAAACCTTGTGTAGCTTTAGTTTGCTCTGGATTGGTTTCAAAGCTTACTACTTCTTCTACCCCTTCAGGAAGAACAGTGGGATCAATGCTAATAGGAAACTTGTTGCCACCAAATAAAACTTCTGCAATCTGCCCATATGCAGCAAGTACTTTTGTCTTAGTTACTTTTACAAAGACTTGAGATTTTTCAGTAGAAGTAAATTGTACATCGGGGCCATAGATACCACGGTAGTTTCTGTAAGCTTGAATCCACCGTTGCTCTTCTGTTTCTCTGGCAGTCTCAGCTCTAGAATACTTTTCCTGTACAAAACTAACAATTTGTCCAGCTTTAGGATCAGAAAGTTCTTCTGCTTTTACATCTTCAATAGAGGTTGCTTCTTCTCTATCCATAACCATATCTTCAAATTCTTCTTCCATATTTTATCCTTAATAGCCAAACGTTGTGTCTGAAACTTGAAATCCTGTACGAGTTACGTTATGATCAAAATCAAATAAACTGCTTCGTGGTCTAGTCATTATACCATAACGTAATGCATCATACAAGTGGTCTTCTGCATTTGTGTCTACATCTTCTGGGTTGTTTTTATCCAAAGGTATGGCAGGTAGCTGAGATATGGTATTGTGGCAATTATTAAAAAATACCAGTCTTGGCTCTTCTGTAAACTCATCCACTTGTAGTCTTCTATGAATTTCATTTTTACCTGCAATTCTAGATCCTCTTGAACGGTCTGATGGTCTCCACCTACAACCTTTCATAATCATTTGTTCAGCAAGGCTAGGGCCAGTATCACCACGATTATGCCAAAGACTAGAGTCCAAAACTCCATACCGCATTTTCTCCCCATCTTCTATTTCTAAAATCATATCTGCTAAGTTATCAGCAGTAACTTTAGAAACATATAGCTCCCTGTATACAACAAGTTGTTCGGAGGGAGTTACGGTAAACCAGATTACACCTGTGTGAGAACCATAACCATAGTCGCAAGCCCTAAACTTTACCCAACTGTTTGGTATATCATAGGGTTCTACAACATGTATGTTACGGTTAAACTCAGGAAATGCAGCTCCTTCATTTATATCCCAATCACCTTCAAGCAATTGCCTACGTTGGTGCTCAGGTAACGACAAAAGGTTGGCTTCGTACATGCCATCTTCCGCCAAGTAGGGATTATCAAAGAGGGTGGCTGGTATAAATTTACGTTTGAACAGAGGCTCACCCCCTCTACTATGACCTTTCGGCCAAGCAATAACGTTCCCACTTTCTATATCTGTAGCCCAGAAAGCTTTATTATGCGATCCAGGATCAATAAAGGTTTTCTTAACCCAACTGTGTCCTGGCCCTCCTGGGTTGCTTGTAGCCCTCATATACAAAGGTAGACCACTAGCTGAGGTAGTACGTAAACGTGACCTCATGTAATTCCAAGGATAGGAAGTAGGCCACTGAGTAAGTTCGTCAAACCCAATCCAGTTAAAGGCCTGACCTTGATAACGCATAACGTCATCGTCACGATCAAGGTAAGACATCCACAGTGTTGCACCTGAAGGAGCTACCCAAGTCTTGTCTCGTTCCATAAACTTAATTCCAGGAATTGCTTTAGGATACAACTCTTTTGAAACTGAAATAAGTTCACGTAATTCTTCTGTGCTTCTCCGTACAAGCAGCATTCTTGCTTGTGGATTATTTAGGTATCGTACTGGATCAGCAACCATTGCATATGATTTACCGCCTCCAGCAGATCCTCCATACAATACTTCCTGTTCTGTAGCAGATAAAAAATCTGTTTGTGGTCCAGGATTAGGTTGAAAGAGTATTTCTCTTTGAGCTTGCTCTACATCAACTGGAGGGGGCTTCGGTTGCGCCGATACCACTTCTGATTTGGGATTCAATTTTTTCCGCTTTGGCGAGCGCCGTTTTGTATCGCTCGGCAAGGTAGCGTTGGTTTGCAGCCTCTTTCTTACGTTTGTGCTCAAGTTTAACTCTCTTATATAAGCCTACGTGGGACAAGTACCTACCAGATTCATTACTTAACCAATTAGCTACATCACGGTAACTATATTGTTTAAGGAACTTCTTAGCTTGTTCATAAAGCTCAAGCTCTTCCTGTACAGGTAAAAGTACATCAGGATCGTTAGGGTCTTCTTCGTACCCAAATGGAATTGTTCTACCTACCCTAACTACAGGATGCCAGACTTTTTCTCCCCCAACCACTTCAGGGGCAGGAAGTTTCCAAACTTTATTCGTCTTCATTCGTCTTTGGTGGCAAAATAAACAAAGGACTTTCTGATTTAACTTCAACCTTTTCAGTCTTAGCAAAACCAGCTCGATCAAGAAAATCTTTTGCAGCAGCCATCTTTTCTTTATTACCAAGGTCAGTAGGATTACTCATGATTTCCATCATAGACCAAGCTGCTTGTGGTCCACGAGTTGCAATAAAACGTTTAGTTAGTCCTGCAACTTCATCAATTAAAGTATTCATAACCGTGGTAGAAGACGTACCCTCAGCATATCCAGCAAGCTTAATCGCTTTAACTGGACTGCCTTGGGCTTCCTCAAAGAGTACATCTAAAAACTTTTGTTGTTTTTCTGTAAGGTTACGACTCATTTCTTTTTCTTTCTCACTACTCCACCCTTGGCGGATCTAAAGGGTTTAGTTTTCTTTGCGATGCTTTTAGGCTGAGCCACATGCTGCTTACCTGCCTTCGCGCCTTTTCGTTTAGATCTGGTTGTAGCGGCATACTCACTGCTGCTAAGAGACTTAATAGCCGCAGTAGGTAAATAACTCTCACCAGTTTTAGCACTAGGCTTGCCACTTTTAGTACGCCATTGTGGAGATAGTTTTACATATTTAGTTATAACATACTACAGATAATATTGCAACCCCGTTATGCATTTACTTACCCTTAAAAATTTTTGTTTTCTTAAAGGCTTGTAGACCTTTATTTATATCAAAGCTACCATCAGATTTCTTATACTTACTTTTGTTCTTATTCCACCAAGCTTTAAATATAGCAGACTTAGCTACACCATCTCTTTTAAAGGGACTTTCTACCCTTAGTAGGCTACCCCTTAGACCTACTGCAGGTTCTGGTTTTGGTTTATTATTTGCTGCAGCTTTAGCTTTAGCTTTGTTTTGTGGAGACTTTGGATCTGTTTTACGACGAAGAGCCTCCATTTTACCATCACCTCGACCAATACGAGCTTGGGATAGTGGGGGTTGCTTACCAAACCCCTTCCTCTTTACTTCTGCTTCCCTTAGTAGTCTATTCTCTCTATCAATCTCTTTTTGCTCTGCCACGGTCCTAACACCTTGACCTCCACCTACAAGAGTAAGTGAGTCTGGACGTGCTCTAGGACGAAGAGGTTTAACATCTTTACCTTTAGCATTAGCCCATGCAGTAAGAGCAGAGCCTTTAAACTTACCTTTGTTCCTTTGTTTCCATTTAGCTAACTGTTCTTTAGTAACAGCTAGTTTTTTCTTTCCGTCTTTTCCTGTGAAATAGAGCGATCCAGCTTTCTGAGCAGCACTAATAGACTTGTGTACGGTAGGTTTTTTCTTAGGTCGAGTAGCCATATCATTATCCTTTATATGAAGCACCGCATTTAGCCATGCCACCTTTGTTATAACCAGATTTTTTCTTCATTGGTTTACCTGATTTCTTGGCTGCATTTTTTGCTTGAGCCATTCCCTTATTTGTGTAAGGGTATTCTTTTTTTCCTACTGTAGGCATGATTGTTCTCCTTATGCCACTACAAAGTCTATAGTTTCACCTTGTCTTGGTTGTTGTTTATTATAAGGATGATAGGCATAAGCACTTTCATATCTGTACTTATCTGCCTTTCTGTCTACGGCTGCTGCCGTTTCTTTTACCAGTTCACTCTTACCAGATTCAAAAACTATATTTGTGTGCGTATCGAAAGGCATAGCAGGTAAAGGAAAGTAAGATATCAAACTTACCATGTTAGATCCAATCTGTAGGGGGAACAAGGGTGGTTCTTTATTTACCCCCACTTTATATTATCAGTCGTGTTTTAAATCGAAGCCACCAAATTAACGTCTACGTAAAGATCTAAAAGAAGGTCTCCTTGATCTAAGAGTAGAGCCAACTGATCGTCTACGTAAAGAAGGTGCGGATCTTGGTCTCATAGGGGATGACCTTCTTACACTACGGGTTGGTCTACCTAAAGAACCTCTAAGAGTTCGTCTAGGTCTAGAAATAGGCTTACGGGTTGGTCTACGTCTTACTCTTCCTGGCCCAACTCTGGGTCTTGGCTGTGGTCTCATCCCACTTATAGAACCTGAAGGTTTTTCAAACACAGGTGCATCTGGACCTTGCATATCTTTTGCCATTTGATTTTGTGCATTAATACGTTGCGATCTTGTATCTTCGGTAGCTTTCACCATTTGATTTTGTGCAGTACTGCCCCCTGCGTGATAACCTTTTCTATTATCTGTGGTCTTTAAAACTGTACCTGATTTCCTGTAGTCAGATTTACCTATAGCTTTCTTTTTCATTTTTTATCCTATCATTTCAAAGTGTGGGGCATCAATAAAAGGTCTACGTCCCTGAGAACGACGAAGATCTACATATGCATTCATAGCATCTTCTGCTGTACCCTGATACATACGAATGTCTCCCTCAGACCAAGCTGCACCCCATTTAATTGCTACACTATTACGTCTAGCTGCTTCAGCCATTGCATCACAGATGTCATCATACACATTTAGTTCCCACGAAATGTCTGAACCAAAGTATGCAACTAGGTCTACAGCACGACCATCTAGATGTTTACTTTTCATAGTCTGTGATCTGCCAGACTCATAAAGTTTCTTCTGTTCTTCCAAAGTACGTAGGCCATAGGTAACACCAAAGTCTACCTTAGTCAACTTAATAGCATCCATAACAACTGCCACTAGGTCTTTCTCTACACCTTCAAGTTTCTTAATGCTTCTTGCACTGAGTTTAAAAGTCATATTATTTCTTTCTGTTATCTTTATTATTTAATGTCATACCACCTTTGCGATAGTCAGCCTTCGTAATCATCTCCCTCTTCAAGACGCATTTCATATCCTATTCCATTGTGCTTTTTAATGTAGCCAAGACGTTTTCAAGTTTGATCAACATATCAGTACGTACACAAACTATTTGAACTGGTCGGTGTACTCTACCTTCATCAGTTTCTTCAGTGGCGTCAAGAAGACTAAACAACTCTCTAACACTATCTTTCAAGCCAGTCAACTTCTTCTCACCAGATAAGGCTCTTTCAGCCCATTCTTCTTTAGAGGCGGCTTCGATCTTATAGCTCATTCCATAATCTCCAAAACTAAACATTGATTGTATTCAACTACGTATCCACAAGCACGAAGGAAGTTTTGAAACTCTTCGAGAACAGCATCCATAGACGCATGTTCTGCCATTTCTATTTCAATCTTTGTGCCGTCACTGTGTTGGTGTGTAAACTTCATGATATAATCCAATCCATCTTACTTCTTTCCAAAAAACTTGGTAGCTGATCGTACACCGAAGCTGGCGGCTACAATCACTCCAAGTGTATACTGATACCAATCGGGCATTATTTCTAACGCCACAAATCCGTTAGCTACAATCTCTCTACCAAAATCCCCTACGAAGACTAGGATCAATGGAATCGAAAACAAAATTGTTAGCCATTCGTCCTTCCAACTAGACTGAGAACCTTGTGCCATAATCTTTTCCCAGTCAGCTTCACTTGTAGCACGAGAGAGCATAATCTGTGCTTCAGCTTCAGCTTTGGCAACCTTTGCTTTAGTTTCTGCAGCCTTTGTTTCAACTTTACCGTTGAGCCACGTTCCTACTAAATTTGATATTGGTCCTATGAATGCTTGTATCATTTTGCTTTACCTCTTAGAAAGATAGTTTAGCACCAACAGTCACATCACCAAATTCAAAGTCTGCATCTGAAGATACTTTACCGTAAGCCGTAATACCCATATTAGAAATACTGTATTCAGCTTTAAGGTCTACACCGTTAAAGATTTGATCTTGGTCTAGTTCCATAAGATCAATAGTTGTGGCTATACTCATATCAAGACCATACATTGCCCAACCCAAAGATGGAGTAAAGTCTGCAGCCCATGTCTCTACACCAGTTGTATAGTTGACATCTGTTTCTGTTGTTAGGCTAAGTCCACCAATAAGATCGGCAGAGGTAGCTGTTGTTGCAGCTAATGTTAGTGCTGCTGCTAGTGTTAAAGTTTTCATTGTTTTTCCTTAGTTGCTTTTTGCTTCTTTGTTCATCCAGATGCCGAAGCAACCTGTTAATGCACCCATACATACAGATACAAGTCCAGCCTGTCCAGTAGTGGGGTCAGGCAAAGACATATACCAATGTACAGATTGATATGTAAGTAATGTAACCACAAACATCATCAGTCGTGGGAATATCTTATAATTATCAATGATTGTGTGTGCCATGTGCCTACCTTATGCTACTATAAAGTCTACCAGCTTACCTGCTGGATGTTTGTTCTGGTTATGGGGATGATATGCATAGATACTTTCATACCTATACTCATCTGCCTTTTTATCTACAGCCTTACGTGTAACTTCTACAATGTCACTCTTACCAGACTCAAACACAATATTTACATGCGTATCGAAAGGCATAGCAGGTAAAGGGAAATGAGAGATGAGTGTCAAAGTTCATATGGTCCTTTTTGTAATCTTCTTAGGTTAAGCCACATACTACTTACCTGCCTTAGTGCTTCATCCTTTTGCTCTTGCGGTAACTGCATACTCACAAGAGCTAGAAGACTTAGTAACCTTATTAAATATAGTCCATTGACAATTTTTAGTAAGGGGTGTGACACAGGAACTATTCACAGTATATTTTATTTTGTATCTCTGCTCGTGACACACCGATGTCACGTAGTTCCCTATCTGACATATTCTGCAGTTGCCAGTAATGTACTCGACGTTGTTGACCTTCTTGTATTGCTTTTAGTATTTGTTTAAACATTTCTATCTCCTTTATGTTTAGGTAAGTATTTCTTACCTTTATGGAGATAGTTATAACACAGTTAGTTATACCATACTACAGATAATAATGCAACCCCGTTATGCACTATCTGTTAGGATTGTAGAACTGTCTAGCGGATAAAGACACATCAAAATCCCCAGCATCTTTAGAGCAGACTATTTTATCACCTGCGTGTAAATGAAATCTATCTGCATTAAGTACGTGATATGTATCGTGTCCTGCTATAGCGTGTTGATTAGTTAAATACTTATACGTAGTATCATCAGCATGGTAAAACTGTATGGTAATCTTTTGGCTAGAGTTAGACCCATTAGTAACGCCTAAATAGTCTATTGTTGCATCATGGTTATTAGGGCATGTATATAAAACATTACCGCTAGCACCACCTGTAGTAGCACTAACGGTAATAGATTTACTGTCTGTAGTATACTCTAAAGAAGATACCAAAAGTTATTTCCTGCTCATTCTGTTTGGTTTCGTAGATGCACCACAGTTTACATAGCCACCTTTAGCAAATGGCGACCTTGGTGTAAAGCCTTTAAACGTAGCACGATCACGATTAGCTTGCGCTGACTTACGACCAGCACGATCAACTTCAGATGCTTGCATTTTTTCAAAAGACTTACGTTGTGCATCTAACATTTTCTGCATAGCACGTTTGATATTGCCATCTGGCATAGCATCAATGCGGCGTTGTAGTGCAGCAAACTCATTAGCTGTCTTAGCTTGTTTAATGTCTGTCTGGCTAACAGTCATCTTTTTAGCAATAGAACCTTTTTTCTCTACTACTTTAGCTGCTGCTTTATCTTTAGCTTTTTTGCTTTTTGTTCCTGCTGCCTTACGTTTCTTTTCAGCAGCTTCCATTGAGGCTTTAGTTTTCTTAGCTGTTTTACTTTTAGGCCCAAAAGTCTTACCATCAATAGTAATAGGTCTATTGTATTTTTTAGCTATTTTAATTGCTTCTGCCTGACGAGCAGGATCAGTCATACCCTTTGATCTAAGCTCTTTCATTTCATTTTCAAATGTTTTTGGTTTATCTTTTTTTGCTGTAGTAGCTGTTTTATTTATTGCCTTACCAGCTTTCTTAGCAGCTTTGCTGGCCTTCATTCCTGCTTTAAGTATTCCCATTGGTATATCTCCTATATTACCATTTAACTTTATATGACCAGTGCCTAACCATCAGTCCAACCTTCTGCCTTCATAGCCCACTCTACGTGTTCCAAAGTAAAGGAACGACCATAGTGAGCCTCTACAGCTTTCCTTACATAGAATACATCACTATGGGGAATGTGCAAGTCCTCAAGATTACCGTTCATTACGTGTCGGTAAAATTCATTAAGAACATTATCTGTACATAGTTTTACTGATTTTTTAGTCATTGTCAATACTTAATTTAATTTATGCACGAATATCTATAGCCTATCGGCAATATTCAATTACAGATTACTATATGTAAGTGTATCACTGTACGTGTGTACTTACTATATATTTATAGTTAATATATTTAAGGATTATTTAAGTATGTACTTAAATGTATACTGTACGTGTATCACTTTAAGTGACCCTACCCAACTAACTATACATAGTTTTACACATTATTTACCCCATGTCAATAGTAAATCGTACAGTGATGCCATTTTATTTGTTTGTGTTGCATTGTTGCATATATGTCACATAGTTTTGTGATCACATATTACCAGTAGCCATAGATTTGTGATCACATAATGTGTGTAAACCAGTATATATGTAAAGTGGTTAACAGTATATTTTACTGATCTGTGTAGATATACATGTATATATAACGTATACCCCCCGTATGCCCCCTGCCCACTCCCCCTCACTGCGCAATTGCGTGCATTATGCAACGTCATGACCCGTGGTGAAAGCACAATCAATACCACATTCCACCATCACATCAAAGATGTGTTAGTTATCAACAGCTTATTTGTCTACGACAACTGTTACACAATCAGTTGCCACCATAAATGGTGAAAAAACAGGGCACATTTTCACACCAAGGGTGTGTTGCAGTGCCGATGTACAAAATACCACCACCTACCATCTCTGATGGTCAGATGCATGATCACACCGCATGATCCCACAAGCCATGTAGCTCTGCCAATGAAACAGCATCGTCCAACGTTGGACAATACACAGTTATACTGTGACATAATTGCAACACTAACCATTCCCCAACCCAAATCAGCCTCACGAGTTTCACGCACGAACTTCGTAATTACAAGTAATTACTGCAGTCACACGGGAAACGACAGGCGCAGAGGATCACGAGGCAACTTTTCTCTGGACAAAACTTATACTATATTCTATTAGTTTTTAATGATAAAGTATATCTCACTTCTTGTGAGAGATATACATTTCTCATATAAAAACAGAATATAGATAAAGGAAGCTCAAAATGGCAAACTCAAAAACAACAGCAAAAACTGTCACAGTTGAAGGTACTTCAATGGATGCTTTGGTAAAAGAGGGCAAAGCCCTTGGATCAATTTGGCGTCAAGTGAACAGCCTAAAGCAAACCATCAAAGAGAATGGTTTTGATACTCGGCTTGGCAACTTGCTAAAGCAATTGAAATCCAACTGCGGTAGCTCTAAAATACCGACACATGTTCTCCGAACACATGGTATTGCTGCGATTGACAAACGCCGCCGTTCCGAAGCTCTATGGTTCATTGAAAATGAAACAGAGTGCCGTGAGTTTATTGCTAAAGCAAAATACAAAGGTTCATCCCTCACAGCTTTACAAGCTGCAATGCGTAAAGCTACCAAAGGTAGTGAGGAAACAACCACCGAAGGTGAAACACAAACTGAAACCACCGAAGGTGAAACGTCCAATGTTGGACAATCTGATTTTGTTCCAGTGAAAGTTTCACACATTGTAATGGTGAACACCATTGTGAAACAAGCTCACCTTAACGATCTTGATCTTGAAGAAATCATTGAGGATTTAATGATTGTTCTTGAAAATCGTGAAAAGCACAATGCGAAAGCTGCGGCATAATGGCTCGCACTAAAGATCACACAAGTGTGCGGTACTTGCTGCCGCACACAAAGGCAAGTGTAGAGCAGCATGTGCTTGATGTTGCTGAAAAGCAATTTGCATATGCTCTTGCGCAGGAGATGGAACGTCCAATGTTGGACGATTTAATTGCAAACACTAGGTCGCCTGAAGACATGTACAAGATCGCACCTACATTAATCCACGATAGTGGATGGAAGGACGTTAAATAATGGCTGATCGTATCATTAACCTAATCGTTGCCATAGCTATGCTATGTGCCACAGCTTTGGTTACTATCATATGTGTGGCAGTGTTTGGCTCAATGGCTGATCCCGTTGCCCTTATGGTTATAGTGCCATACGTAATGATGGTTGCCCTGTTGGTTTTCTATGGCACTTGACTATATAGTATTACATAGTTATATAAACACTTGATACTTTAGTGAAAGTGTTATATAACATATGTATAATACTAAACCGAAACTGAAAACGTCCAATGTTGGACAATATAAACGGAGTTTAAATATGGACAATCGCCTCACAGAATATGCCATTGCTTATCAAGCATATAGTGATGCTCATAAAGAGTATCATGGTGTTAGACCATATAGTAATGGTCATAGCATTGACGTAGACAACATTGCTGAACTCGAAAAGCAAACCCAACGTTACTACGATTGGGTAGCAGAGGACTTGGCACAAGAACGTGCCGATGAAGATGCGTCCATCAATGCTTGCATGGCAGCAGGTGCGCCTGACATTGACACTGCAATGCGGTGGCTTGAACAGGACAAAATCCATGCCGAATGGGTTTGACCTTTATGTATAGTATAAGTTATATATACTTGATACTTTAGTGAAAGTATATATAACGTATACGTATACTAACTACCAAATCGAAACGTCCAATGTTGGACAATCTTACGGAGTAAAACAATGTCTTACAATGTTCACATCACAATGAAATCAAACAACCGCAAGGTTGGTAAGATACCTGTGACCACTACAAGTGCTGACACTTGCCCTAGTACTTGCCCATTCAACAATGCAAACGAAGGGGGATGCTATGCAAACGGTGGCCCACTAGCCATGCATTGGGCAAAGGTTACACGTGGTGAACGTGGTGGTGGTTGGCAAGAGTTGATCCACACCGTTGACAACATGAAAGATGATACACTGTGGCGGCACAATCAGGCAGGTGATTTGGCAGGTGATGGCAATGAGCTTGATGCTGATGCCAATGATGAACTTGCTGATGCTAACACTGGCAAACGTGGGTTCACCTATACACACTATCCCGTATTGACTAGCAAGCATAATGCTAGTGTTGTCAAACGTATGAACGATAAGGGATTTGTGGTCAATCTGTCTGGCAATACATTGGCACATGCTGATGCATTGTATGACATGGACATTGCACCTGTGACAACGGTGCTTCCTGCTGACCAGTTGACTAATACCACTACCCCGAAGGGACGTAAGGTAGTAGTATGCCCTGCCGTAATCAAAGATGATGTGTCTTGTGAGACATGCAAGTTATGTGCTAGAAACCGTAATGCAATCATTGGTTTCCCTGCACATGGATCAAGCAAACGTAAAGCAGATAAGGTAGCAAACGGATGAAACAGAAAACTGTAACATATCGCAACCCTGTGGCGAAGGCAATGTTACAGGAACGTAAATCGCCACAGGCGATATTGCCAAAGAAAGGTAGTAAAGCCAAACGCAATCGTGGGAAGGACAAACGTAATGCAATACGAGATGCGCAACTTCATTAAGATGACTAAAAAGAAAACGTCCAATGTTGGACAAAAACCTAAACGTGACGATTGGAAACGTGAACGTAAGATCGCACGTCAAAGTAAACTTAACCTTCGCCGTGCCAGTGGCACTTGTAAATCAGTAGCATAGGAGCTAACACAATGACAAATTCAAACACATATGCACCAGTAGTAAAAACATCTAACCCTACACTGTATGAGAACCATACTTTCCACATGCAGAAAGCACGTAAGTACACATACAACTACGTTGCTATTGATGAGGTACTGGTAGATTTGTATGACACCATGACCCTTAAGGAAATCGCAGTGGCACTCAATGAGTACCCGAACCGTATCGCCTATCGTGTCAACGTGTTGAAAACCCTTGGCCTGATTAAGAACAAGTACAACATGGAACGTGCGGAGTTAATGCGTACTCGTAAGGTACTGGTCACATGGCTAGATGATGTTGACAACCAAATTGCAGCACAAGGATAATAAACCATGAGAGTTGAAGTCTACTTCAATCTACACAAACACACATTCTCTGTCCGTTCATGTAAGACGGGCAGGGTGGTACTGCACACTGACAAAGTACACATTGCAAACCCTGAGTTTGTGGTGCGTAAGGCAGGGCGTAACCGTGTACTGCGTGAGGGCAAGAAGAATGTCCATGCGTTTGTACGTGGTGAGATGGTCGGAACATACTTTGATGACTTTGATCCAGAGTACAATGACTATAGTCTTGTAATGTACAATCCATACAAACATGCATCGTTTGTGGATGTACAAGATGTGATGCCAGTACACACTGCCAAACGTGCAGTGCTATCACTTGAACCTCGTATGTCCCAAGGTAATCGTACTATGAGGCCATACGTATATGCAGAAGGAGCTAGATACTAATGACATACGATAAATTGCTTAGAGAAATGTCGGGTTCTTTTCTGACCACACCTTTACCCGAATACTGGAATGGTCTATCTGACAACACACTAGAGCAGTGGGTAAAGGAAAACACCTATGAACCCTACGAGAATTGGGATTTTAAGGAGTTGATTTATCAAATAGAAAATGTTACAGACGTAGCATGGAAACACTTGAAGGAGACAAACCAATGACACCAGAAGAAATCGCAGAGAGCCAAGCTACATGGCAAGAGCAACGTGATGCAGCCAATGCTGAAAAGAATGCTTGTGCTGATCAACTAACCCAAGAGCAACGTGATGCTATTGAGCTTGCATACAAAACCATTCGTGATGCAGAGAATAGTATGCGTGAAATGTTTGACTTGACAATGGATGATGCACGTGCATTGGACACTTCAGAGTGGAAGTTACGTTCAGCATTCCCTGCTATGGCCGAGACTGTGACAGGCAATTGACAGTTAATGCCTATGAAATAGTCCTAGACATTGGTGGACAGGAGAGTACCATCACACTTGATGATACTTTCCCTGCCATTGATGGATGGGCTAGTGCTTGCAGCATGGCAGTGCTGATGGCGAAGCACATTCATCCAGAGAAAGAAGTAGAACTTGTATCTGTCGCAGAGTATGAGGCAGATGAATACAACGACTACGGCTATATACATGAAGCACCAATGGCGGTGCAGTAAAGGAGTACACAATGCCAGATGCATACATCATACTAACCCCACGTATGTTAAACAAGTCAGAGATCAATGCCAACAAAACTGTACAACAGTTTCTATTGGAAGACTTTGGCATGGAATATACTGACAAGTTCTTTGAGAACAGGAATAAACTTAGAGTCATAGGCGAATACAATGACGGTGAAGAAGTAAATGTACACTTCTTTAGACGATCAGGCCGTGGCGATAAGATGATCAGCATACAAAAGCTAGGTCAATATGCAGATGCAGGTGACAAAGTACGCCTGTTATCCGACAGTGAGAGTGACGGAGATGGTACACGTATTTATATCCAAGTCCACAGACCAATCGAAACCGAAGCCGATGCCGCCTGATGATCCATGTGATGATTGGTCAGGTCTACCTATACCTACACCGAAAGGATAAGTAATGATTGAGACAATACTTATGTGCCTTGCAGTAAACGTATACTTTGAGGCACGTAGTGATAGCATGGAAGGGCAGTATGCCGTAGCCCATGTTGTTATGAACCGTGTACAAAGTCACAGGTTTCCCAATGATGTATGCTCTGTCGTGACGCAGCATCGTAAGGGACGCACGTGCCAGTTCAGTTGGTACTGTGATGGTAAGTCAGACAGACCTAAAGATGCATATGCTATGGCCTATGCCACTATGGTAGCTGCTGATGTACTACGTGGTGAGGTTGCTGACATGACAGACGGTGCTACACACTACCATGCAAATTATGTACGCCCTTACTGGGCTAGTGAACTAGAACATACTGTGACAATTGGATCACACCTATTCTATAAATAGCTTATCGTTACTAGTATAGGGGTGGACGGGGTAGTATAACTATGGCACAGTTGCCTTAGACATTATGAAAGGAACAATATGACAAATGAGTGACGGTATAACTAAAGAACTAAACCTAAGAATACTAAAGATGTGTGAGGAAATACTTCCCAATACACGCATGGCAAACTCAAGTAAGCTAAAGAAGTTGCTTGAGGATATACGATCACAGTTAGAAGGAGATAAATAATGCCATTAGATACAACAACATTCCACGTACCAGAGCATCTTGACTTTGGTGTAGAGTTTGAACAAACTAAAATGCATGACAAGAAGTACGTCATCAATGCCGACACAGGTCAGTACCTTGGTATCGTAGGCACAGGCTTCAAGTGTGCATCACACGGTGACTTCTATCGTGGTGTCCTTGACACTGTGACTGAGGAACTAACCCCATATGAGGTAGCAGATGCTCGTATGAACTGGCGCACTGCACGTGACGGTGCATGGGCTATGCTTGACATCACCCTACCCAACATGAAAACTGTTGTTGAGACAGAGAAACACAGTACAGAGATTGGTAACAGGATCATATCATTACATGGTATTGATGGGTCATGCTCTAACCAAGTGTACTTTGGTGCTATTGATTTCTTCTGTACCAATGGGCAGATCAGTGGTGACTATGACAAGGTACGTAAGAAGAATACATCTAACTTTTCTATGGAAAGTTTTATCTATGAACTGACCAAAGCACGTACTGATTTCTATGAGCAAGCTGCAAAGATGCAGGTGTGGGCTGAGACTAGCCTAAAGTACGTAGATGTAAGCTCATTGCTTGAGAGCATGATCACATCCAAACGTAAGGCTGAAAAGATGTACAGTTTGTACATGCATGAAGCATCACAACGTGGTCACAACAAGTGGGCATTGTATTCTGCCTTCACCAACTACGCATCGTATGCTGATGAACGTAATGGGTTCAACCTACGTAACACTGGCAACGATACACAGGCAATCAGCATGTGGTCACGTGAGCAAGAGGTATCCAAGTGGGTATCTGACAGTAAGTTTGTCGAACTACAAGCTGCATAAATGTCTCACGAAAACCATAGAGCTACGTCTTTACTTGTATACGATCACCTCTATGATGTTAGGGGTGATCGTTATGGAGACTGCACTTATTGTGGTGTACCTGCGTGTGTTCTAGATCACATACCGCCTATATCATGGACAGCTTTAGTAAAAGAAGAAGCAAAAAAAGAACTGTCGTTTTATAAAGTTCCATCTTGTGTTGAATGTAATTCAGCATTGGGTAATCTAAGGTTGCTAAGTGTCATAGAACGTGTGCAGTACATAAAGGGTTGGCTGAAGAAAAAATACAAAAAGCCTCTGCGTATGCCCTATTGGGATGAGGATGAATTGGCAGAGCTAAGTTCCACTATGGCAGCTGAGATTAGAAAGGCTGCTGAACAATCTGCTTGGGTAAAAAGTAGAGTAACGTATAGGCCAGAAAAAGAACTACTAATGTTAAGTTGCTACGAAGGAGATAAATGTGCCTAAACTACCACGATATGTACAAGAACGAGTGTCACCTACGGGTGACATCTCATACCGTTTCAACCCACCACAGAACCTTGTTGATGAGGGCGTGGTCAAACGTGAGGAATATGGATGTGACTTAAAACAGGTACGCAAGATCGCACGTGAACATAACAAGGCGATTGATACGTATCGTGCAGAACAAGCACAAGTTGTACGAATAAAGTCAAGCAGCAAGGTGACTGATCTGATTAACTATTACTATATGTCCAATGACTTCAATGCCTTACGTGATACAACTAAAGTAGATTATAGGTACTTTCTCACTGTGTTACACCAGACAATGGGGTGGCGTAAGTATGAGTACGTTACCGCCAAGGTTGCAAAGCAAGCATATGAAGAGTGGGTTAAACGTGGCGTAAGTTTTGCCAATCATGCGGCAACATGTGCCAGTAGGGTATACAACTACGCCATTGATATGCAGCACACTACGTACAATCCTTGGGCAAACATCAAACGTAAGTCACCAGAACAACGTAAGGTAGTGTGGTCACACGGTGAGGTGAACAAGTTCCTTGACGTTGCATACAGTGACTTTGAGTACAGAAATGTGGGCTTGATTGTTCACATGGCATACGAGTGGTGTCAACGTCTGGGTGACATGCGTACCTTAACGTGGGACAACGTAGACTTTGATAACAGTGTGCTTGAACTGGAACAGAGTAAACGTAGGGCAGATGTAAGTCTACCCATATCTGACAGCCTACTACACATGCTCAAGGAACAGAAGAATGACTTTGGGTTTCAGTGTTACGTAGCACCCCACCCACGTCCTGTTGCTGGTACATACAATCCATATGCTATGGAAAGATTGTCCAAGGTAGGACGAAGGGTTATGCGACTAGCTAAACTACCCGAAGAGCTACGGCTAATGGACTTACGTAGGACAGGAGTAACACAGATGGATAAGGAAGGTGTACCGATCAACCAGATCATGTCGGTGACAGGACATAATAATATCTCATCTGTTAAGCCATACCTAAAACATTCGTATACAAGTGCAAATAATGCCTTGACACAGAGAAACATAAGTGTATCCTTGAGTGGAACGAACAACATAGAAAGTGATATACTATGAATATAAAAGATATTATAAGTGACTTATCACTTGTTAATGGTGAGACTAAACGTATGACATGTCCTGTATGTAATACTAAGAATACCTTTACTGTTACAAACAACATGGGTTCTATCATATGGAATTGTTACAAGGCTAGTTGCACTGCATCTGGTGGTACACGTACTACCCTGAGTGCAGAAGATATACGTAAGTCTTTGGGTAGTGTTGCAGAAGAGACACACACTGCAACTTTCGCAAAGCCTGATTGGTTTGTACGTGATACCAAGAAGCTCAAACCTTTCTGTGATGAGTGGGCTATAGACCCACAAGATTTAGGGTTGTTGTATGACGTGAAGGAACATCGTGTGGTGTTCCCTGTTGTACACAACAATGTTATGGTCGATGCCACAGGCCGATCACTAGGTAAACGTATACCTAAGTGGAAGAGATATGGAAAAAGTCACTTGCCATATGCTCATGGGTGTGGTAAAACGGCTGTAGTTGTTGAGGACTGCGTGAGTGCTGCTATTGTAGGTGATGGTGGTGTATATGTCGGGGTCGCAGTGTTGGGTACATCATTGTCCACTGGACACAAGAGGTACTTGTCGCAGTTCTCAACAGCAATAATTGCATTAGACCCCGATGCTTTACCCAAGACATTGCAATTCGCAAGAGACTTACGACAACACGTTGAGACAGTAAAGATACTGTACTTGACTGACGATTTGAAATACCGAAACCCTACCGACTTTGATAACCTTATAACACTAGGAGACTGATACATGGAATTATCATTAATACGTAGCCTCATGGACAAAGAGTTCTATGATGAGCATCGTGGCGCACGTTGTCCCGACAGGCTATTCAGCAAAGATGTACGTAAGATCAAGCAGTCCATAGACAATGCTATGGATCGTTATGAACGTACCGTAACACCTGCGGAGATTGAGGCGTTGTTCATGGCTAACAACCCAACCCTCACCACCGCACAGAAACAAGCATACAGCCATCTGTTCCAACAGGTACAGAAGGAGCAGCCTATGGGCAGTGACATAGCACAAGAGGTACTATCCAAACTGTTCCAACAGGTCATTGGCGAGGACATTGCTAACCTTGGCTTTGACTACGTGAATGGTAGCAAGTCTAGCCTTGAACCACTACGTGATATGCTTGAGCAGTATGGTGATGACTTCACACCTAATCTTCGTATTGATTGGGAAGACATCAACCTTGATACTATCCTTGCCATGACTGACCTTGAGTCACAGTGGACGTTCAACATCCCCACCCTTACACGTAAGGTAGAGGGCATCAATGCAGGACACTTGATTGAGGTAGGTGCTAGACCTAACACTGGTAAGACATCCTTCCACGCCTCACTGGTAGCAGGTCCGAATGGCTTTGCATGGCAGGGCGCACGTGTTATTGTGTTATGTAACGAAGAGGGATACCATCGTGTTGCCCATCGTTATATCACGGCAGCTACTGGATTGGACAAGTTCGAGATTGTGAAGCACAAGCAAGAGGCACTGTCTATCTTCAACCGTATACGTGACAAGATCATGTTCAAGGATGCGACTAGTCGTGACATGAACTGGGTTGAGTCTGTATGCAAGTCATACAAGCCTGACATTGTGATCCTTGATATGGGTGACAAGTTTGCCCGTACTAGTGGCTTCTCACGTCCTGACGAAGCACTCAAGGCTAATGCTGTACATGCTAGGCAGATTGCAAAGCAACAAGAGTGTGCGGTGTTCTACATGTCTCAGCTATCAGCAGAGGCAGAGGGTAAGGTTGTACTCAACCAAGCCATGATGGAAGGATCACGAACAGGTAAGGCAGCAGAGGCTGACCTGATGCTGATGATCTCTAAGAACCCTACAGTAGAGGGACAAGAGGAAGAAGACAATCAACGCCACATCAATGTGGTAAAGAACAAACTGTCTGGGTGGCATGGCATTGTACACACAGACCTAGAGTACAAGATTGCGAGGTACGTAGTATGATTGAAGCAACATACATAGACCACATGGGCAGTGACCTGTCCGTAGTCAACGCAGCTAGGGTATCCTTTGGTAAAGAAAGTAAGTGGGCTTATCTTGATTGGCGTCACACTGCCAAACATCCTCAAAAAAAGATACTAAGTGACCCTGATACCAAGCTGATTCAATACCTAGCAAAGCACAAACACATGTCA